GCCGCAAACCCCACAATGGTCTCGTTGTTCCGCGCGCCCGGGTATTCCTTCAACCCGAGGTACGTAGTCGCCACTTCATAGACCGCGTTCATGTTATCCACCCTTTGTTTTGTTGAATGCGAAGGCCATCCCCGCCGTAACGACGATCCAGAACACGCGTTCGGCAAACCGGAGCATCTGCCCGTTGGTGCCCACCCGGCCTTCGACGAGCTGCAAGCGCCGAAAATGGTCACTTTGATCGTGGTCGAGCTTGTCCATACGTTTGAACAGCGTGATCATCCTCTCCTCCATGCGTGCTAGAGCTACAATAGCCTGCCCGACTTCGTCCAGTTTCTTCTCTATCCGTTCAAGTCGGGCGTCTTCGCTCATATCGCAATCCTCATAGACCGAGTCGTGTTGGTAGACGCTACCTAGCGTCCGTGTGATTTCCAAGCCCGTTACAGCTGCAGCTGGCTGACCTTAACCAAGACGGCCGGAGCGGCAGGGGCAAACGCAGAGGCCGCGAGGGCATTCAAGAAGAGGGCGGTGCTGTCGGCAGCCCAGTAAATTTCGACGTAGTCTCCCACCTGAAGCGATATCGTGTAGTTCAAAACCAGTGCGCTGAACCCCCCGTTAATGTCGACTGTCGTAGCCCGGGTTGTTGTGGGCACGTCTACCCCATTTTTGCGGAGCCAAAAATACGCCGTCTTGGCGCTGGCGCTTGATGAGGCAAGCTGGAGGTTGGCGTCGATCTGGTAAAACCCGGCGGCGACTACACCCAACCGAGACCCGGCTGATAGTGTGACGTCGTTAGAGGACGCCGTGGTGTCGAGGGCTACAGCGGTCGCCGTATTCACGACCCCTAGCGTCTGATCAATGGTGCTGGCAAACGATCCATAGCTTAGACCAATCGGAATAGTGGGGCGAACCAGAATCTCCCCGGCTGCGGCGTCTACAATCAAAACAGCCGCCACGGAAATGACGCTGTTCGGAGCCGTAGGCCGCACGTTCGTGAAGGCTCCGGCCGTGGTAGGAGAGGCGTACAAGATGTCACCCACCGACCACGTCTCTCCGACAGGAGTTCCCGTTGTGTCGAGGTCGCGCACCCTGCCGTACAGCGTAACCGGCCCGACATCTTGGTCGGGCATATCGTGCGTGGCCACACCAACGAAGTAGAGCTCCTCAGACGCCGCATTGGCGATAAACGGAGCAACCATGATCTCGCTGCCTGCTACTCCGGAAAACCCGATAACGGCCCCGTTCGGAATAGTGCTGCCCGTGTCGTTCTTGACCCGCATGTAGGTTTCAAACCCTACTTGCTGCACAACGCCGTCACCCATAGTGATGTCGACGGTCTCTTCGGCAGTGTTCCAAGACAACTGACCTTGCGAGACATTTGTGGTCGACGTGGTCAGGGTGAGCTCTGTGGCACGCCACGCACCGGGCGTATTGATCTGCTGCGCAAACGTGGAGAATGCACGCGTGAGTTCCGCGAAGTACCGGGGGTCATACTGTGCCGGAGGGACGGGAAAGAACGGAATCGGTGATGGTAGGGACATCAGCGCCTCCCATCAGTGCGCAGATCAATACGCGGAGACCCGAGACGCCACTTCACGTTGCGCTCGTTTGACGAAATCTGGAAGCTCATCTGGCGGCCACGTAGGCGGAAAAACAGCTGCTCGGTACGCTGGTCTACCGGCGCGGACTGGGTCTTGACGTAGTCCTGCGTGGTGCTGTCAAAGTACGTTCCGTCCGAGAAGTTGCGAACGGACAACGTGAGCTGCACCTTCGGTATGGTGGCCGTCGAGTTCATGAACGACACGTCCGGGATCATGCGAGAGATGAAGGCGAATTGGTCACCCTCTCCGATGTCTATCGGGCTGGACTGCACATAGGATACAATGGCTGCCGACGGGCTTACGCTGCCGTCGTTGATCCCGTTCTCTTGCTCGTAAAGGTAGCCATCCAGCCCTGCTGCAATGGGGTACTCATTCACGCCACGGTCGAGCCACGCAGAGCGCGCGAGGGAGCCGTAGTACCACGTGTCCTCGGTGAAGTTGTGGATGACGTACTTGTCTACGAGACCTCCGCCGGAGGTAGACGGATAGAACCACCAGACCTCTGAGTGCTCCGCGTTAACCCCCGCCACGATCTTTTCGATTTGGGTCTGGTCGATATCTCCAAACACGTAATCCCGGACGGTCGATACGAGCCTGCCCACGGCACCCGTGTAGACGTAGAACTCGTTGCGGCCCATCCAGAACACCCGGTCCTGCACAGCGACTGCAGAGTTAGGCGACATGATCGTGATGCCTTCGGATATCGTGCTGACCCCGAACGTATACGGGGGCCCGAGAAACTGCATCGCGTAAAGCGTGGTGTCCGTAAACACCAGAACTTGCTGGCGCGTCTCCACGGCGCAGACGATCTCAGAGCCGGAGCCCAGTGGTATCTCCCCGGCGGTATTGGTGGTGCTGACAACATTCCAGTCGAGGATGTTGTCTTGGTCGGAGAACCGGATCAGCATGGGGTCTTGTACGCCCGGGTTAAACTGGCTGTCGCACCCGAACGCGATGATGTGGCGGTCCCGATCCGAGACGAGGACCTGCTTGGCAATCGTCGGGGGGTCGATAACGTCCGTGAGGGAATCCAAGGACACGCCCCGCTGGTCCAGCGGGTTCACAGCGGCGGCATCCCAGAAGTAAATTCCGCCGTCCCGCACGTTATATACAAGGTGCTGCCCATAGTTGTCGTGGGTCCACAGACGCAGAGTACTCGTGACGACCGGCGCATCCGACGCGGTGCCCCAAGCCCCGGTGCTCCATGTATCGGTGCCCCAGCCCGTACCCGTGACGGTGGTGTCGAGGCCGACATTGATCTGGTAAGCCGCAGTGACAGACCCCCCGCCTGTAGCGGTAGATGTTGCGGCGGCGCTGAGCACGATGGTGTAGTTGTCGGCGTCGATGATAGAGGCGATCTGGTGTTCTTGGTTCAGCGTGGCCGCCAGCACTCCGCCCACGTCCGTGGCTCCGCTAAATGTGACGAAGTCGCCGGTAACCGCGCCGTGATCAACGTCCGTTACCGTAAGCACTGCACTGCCGCTCGTTACAGAGAAAGGGTCTGTGAGCGACACCGTCGCGCGGATTGGGGTGATGTCGTAGAAGTCGCCGCCGGATTCGATGTAGTATTTTGTGCTGGTCCCCACACCGAGATACTGGGCGCGGTTGAGCGCCACCCAAGGATGCAAGGCGCGGCACGTCCCAAGGAACGTGTTGTTCGACTTGCGCTGCCACCCGCCAATCTGCTCGGGATAGCCCTTCTGAAACCGGACTTTGTCGCAGTCGTGCCATCCCCCCTCGTTGGAGTACGAGGTGATCTCTCGGTTAATACCGGGACGGAACTGGAGTTTTGTAAGGCCCATGGGTCACCCGATCCGCCAGTTGGTCCCGTCAGAATAGACCGGCACCCCATTCGATCCGCCTCCAGCAACCACGCTTGCGAAGGTTGTGACGGTAGCGTCGGTAACGAAGGACCGCGCCCCTGCTCCGACGGTCGCGGCAGAGGGTAGCCCAGACACGGTGACTGTGAAGGGAAGCCGCAACACCGTGTGGACGCTGTTACCGAGGGTGATTTCGTTTGATGCGGTCGCCGACGATACATTGGCGTTAGTCCCAATGACTATGTTGTTTCCGCCCGTGGTAAGCGAATTACCCGCCGCCCGGCCAATCCCAATGTTGTTTGATCCCGTAGTGGAGAACAGCGTTTGGGCCCCAAGCCCGACATTGTCGCTACCCCCACTGTTCTCCCCCGCCTGCCTACCGACAAAGACGCTGTACGAAGTGGTAGCGTTCCCCGCAGCCGAAGCCCCGACAGCTACTGTATTGCTGTGGGTTCCGTAGCGCAGCGCATTAGCCCCTACAGCTACGTTGCTGCTCTGCGAAGTTACCTGCGAGGCGGCGTTGAGGCCGAGGGCCGTGTTTTGGTTGGACGTGCCGTCATCGGAAGCAAGTGCTCCGGAACCAAGCCCGACAGACGACCCGTCAGAATAGCCGTCGCTAAGGGTGTTGACACTCGGCGTTACAAAACTGAGCGTACCAGAGCCGTTGGTCTGCAACAGTTGGCTTGGCGTGCCGTCCGTTGTTGGCAAGGTGAAGGCCGTTACGAACGACTGCAGGTTGCTGTCGTAGGCCAGCACGTTCGTCCCAATAGCTAGTCCGAGCGTTGCGCGAGCCGTAGCCGCGTCTGCGTCATCCAGCAGCGTGCGAGCAAACGCGGTCAGCGACGCCGTGGCATAGGCGTCGGAGCCGGTAGTGTAGACCATCTGGTCAGCAGAGGTTGTCAGGCCCGCGATAGACTGGAGCCCCGCGTCGTAGGCTTGTACATTCGTACCGATAGATAGACCGAGATTTGTTCGGGCAGTAGCCGCGTTTGTGACGTCAGATAGATTATTTGTGGGCTGCAACACGTTCAGCAGTGGGGCCACATCTACGACGGCTGCACCTGTACCGGCTCCCGTAGCGTAAACAATAGCGGACTTCCCGGCAGCAATCGTCACATTCCCGCCTGACCCTTGGGTCATCACCACGCTGTTCGCAGTGGTGTTGCGGACAATGAAGACCTTCTGTTGGTCGTTCGGGTTGATTGTTACCGTGCAAGTGCCGCCGGGCGTCCCCGCAAACACGAGCGCTGCGTAATGGCCCTCGGACAGGGTGTAATCGACGGTGTTGAGGCTATAGCTTGTCGAGCTGAGCGTGATTGTCCCTACGCCCTTGGTGGCGCGGTCAATGATCTGCAGGTTGACGTTGGTGATGTCGCCCCATTGCCCCGACTTTTCGCCGGTAGCCATCAACTCGAAGGCGTTATTCTGTGACGCTGTACTGGCCATGTTGCCCTCTTAGGCTGCTATTTCGGTCCATACATCGGAAGATGCGGGGTCTACAGGAGTCCACGTGCCGTTAGGGCCCGGGTTTATTGGGGTCCACGTGCCGTTAGGGCCCGGGTTTATTGGGCCCCACACTACCACAGGCTTCACAAGTCCGGTAGCCTCTATGCCGTCCGGGAATACGCGCGCTGAGCCGGTAACTGCGAGGGAGCCAACGGCACCCGTGGCGAAAACGCCTGTAAGAGATACTGCCGTTGATCCGGTCGCTACCGCCGCTCCGACGGCGGCCGTGGCGGAGACGCCCGTGAGTGGAACTATCGCTGTCCCGGTGGCAGTAAGCGAGCCTGCAGCGCCAGTGGCGGAGACGCCCGTGAGCGAAACAACTGCTGCGCCGGTAGCCGTGACTGCCCCGACGGCACCCGTGGCGGAGACACCCGTGAGGGGCACTTCGGTCGGAATACTGGCCGTGGCGGTTCCGACGGCCCCCGTAGCAGAGACGCCCGTGAGGCTGGCTATGGCCGACCCCGTGACCCCGAGAGAGCCAACGGCCCCCGTGGCAGCAACGCCCGTCAGAGGTACTATTGCTGCTTTGGCTACTGTGGCGGTGCCAACGGCTCCCGTGGCGGAGACGCCCGTGAGTGAAACGACGGCTGCGCCGGTAGCCGTGGTTACGCCAACGGCTCCCGTGGCGGAGATGCCCGTAAGAGCTACGGTGGTTACAGTCCCGGCCGTGACCGTTCCAACGGTCCCCGTGGCGGAGACACCCGTGAGCAAAACGCCTGCTGCGCCAGTAGTCGTGACAAGGCCAGCGGCCCCCGTGGCGGAGACGCCCGTGAGGAGGGCCACGGCCGACCCAGTGACCGTGACCGTGTCAACGGCCCCCGTGGCGGAGACGCCCGTGAGCAAAACGCCTGCTGCACCAGTAGCCGTGACCGTACCAGCAGCCCCCGTGGCGGAGACGCCTGTGAGAGAAACGGCGACAGAAACTCGCGTTAGATCATCGGCAAGCGGTAGCGCGGCTAGGGGGGCAAAACCCAGCATCTATTAGACTGCCAGTGCAGCGTTGCCCGCAGCGATAGCCGCGTCGATAGATGCCATGTCTTCGTCAGTCCAGAAGCCCGCCTGACGCATCCCTTCAAGGTGTTTGACGTTTCGCTCGAGCACAGTATCGTCACCCGTGTAGCGGTTAGGATTCGCAATCGCATCGTTAATCACCCACACACTGTCGAGGCAGGCGGAGTAATGCTTGGTGATGCGTTCTGGTGTCAGTTGGTCGTCCACGTGTCACCTCAAGGTCTTGTCGGCCATATGACTTCGTAGGGGAAGCCTTCTTGCGCGGTTATATCACGAAGCGCCTGCCGATACACTTCCCATTCTGCGGAGATACCCTCGCCACGCTCGTATGCCTTGATGGCGACCCAGTCGGTCTCTTGCAGCAGGCTGTCACGGCGGGAGCGGATGTTGCGTTCCGCTTGCTCCAGAGGCAGCGCCTCCAGCCTATACGGAAGCATCCATGCGCCATCGACTCGCTCAAAGGCACCATCCGTCAGGCGATGCGAGAGGCTGTCGTATTCAGGGACCACAGGCCGAGTGTAGGGATACACATCATAGCTTGCCAGAAGATCGTCAGGTATCGACCTAGGAAAGCTGGTCTGCGGATTATCACGGCGCAGTTGTCCCAGTGTGTGTTTGGCTGGGGTGCCGTTTGTGAGTTTCAGGTGCATTGATTTCTCCTTATTCTGCAACGAAAGCCATGCCCGAGAGTGTCTGTGTCGTGCTGGTTGCTGTCACTGTGTAGACCCCAGGATTTGTGATTATCCCAGTCCTGACCCGAGAAGTATCCACTATTTGGGTTGCAGTGCTGTAAACCATGTCGCCAGTCGCATCCGGGAATGTGTTGGTGTTTGCGGAATAAGACATATGGACACCTACAGAAGCACTAGTCATCGAAGAGCTAAAATCAAAATTTAGCGCCATTGGATTGACGTTATCTTCTAGAAACTCTGTAGCCAAGATGCTCGGACTAGACCCAGACGGGATGAACCTATAGAGAAAAAATTGCTGTCGTGTTGTGTTTACGCTTGCAACATTGGTGACAACAACATTTGCCGTAGTCCCAGACGGTATGGCGCTATTTGTTATATACATACACGCATAGGCGTTAGATGTAACTGTGCCTTCGTCCACAATCCTTGTAGTCGCCACTCCGCCGACAGTTATTGTTGGGTAACTTGTGCCAATAGAACCATTGTTTCTAATAGCACAGGCAATAGCAATAAATCTTTTATCGCCAGCGGTACCAATGTCTCTGCCGGTAAAGGTTCTTGAACTAAATGCGGGTATGTCCGTCGAGTCACCAAAATAGTCGGCATAACTTATTTCCGCAGTGGCGCCAGCACTCACCCCCGCCCGAGCCATCAACAGTTTCTGCGTAGACCCGATCATGCCATCGCATCCCCAGCGAGGAAGCCATACCAAGTGGTGCCTCCGTTCACTGTCATAAACGTGTAAACGTCCACCTCGCCGCTTGCAGGGGCAGCAGGAGCCGCGCCACCAGCCCAGTCAACCGAGGCAGGCCATGTCAGCGTGTGGGTGCCGCCAGCCGTGATGATGAGGCTGAATGTGCCGACCTGACCAGACGAGGGAACACCCGTGAAGGTGAAGGTCGTGTTGCCAGAGGTCGTCAGCGTGTAGGTGTCTCGTGCGCCTACGTCTACCGACGGGGTGGTGCCGGAAAGAGCAGCCGAGGTATTGTCGATCCCCGCACCGGGGACACGGAAGCGAGTGACACTGCTGTTCCCCAACGTGATCTCGTTGGAAACTGAGGTTGAAGATGGGTCAGCAGTGACCCCAATCACTATGTTGTTTGAGCCTGTGGTCAGACCCGCTTCGCCCGCATAGTCTCCGATAACGACGTTGAATTGGCCACTCGTAATGTCCTCACCCGCCTTTCGACCTATGCAGACGTTATATGCACCTGTGGTGGTGAACTGCATGGCGTCTTCACCAATAGCCACGTTGTTTGCGCCTGTGACCGAAAGGAGGTTAAATCCTCCAATACCTATATTGGCGTTTCCGTTTGCCGCTGACGACATAGGACGCCAACCGATACCGATATTTCGCTGGCCCGATGTTATGTTGTCGCCAGCCTCCATCCCTAGAAACACATTGTATGTGCCGGAAGTCAGCTTTGCGCCAGCGCTGTCGCCAACCGCGATGTTGTACCCAAAAGCAGCCGTAGCCACTCCAACACCCATAGCGTCCTGACCGATGGCGACGTTGCGTCCCCCCGTAGTGGCGGCATCCAACGCCCCGCTACCGATAGCCACGTTGTTGGAGCCGGTGGTGAGGTTGGCTCCCGCTAGGCTACCTACAAGGACATTGGTAGTTCCCGTAGTCAGGTCATACCCGGCATCCTCACCAATGCCGATGTTGCTTGCTCCCGTGCTTGCGCCAGATACTCCACTTAATGCCCTACTACCAATCGCAATACGGTAATCTCCCTCGTTGAAGTATCCAGCCTGATACCCCACTGCGACGGTTCTATATCCCCCGGCTAGTCCCGCCGAAGCACCGACAGCAACAGCTCCGCTTTGAAATCCATTCCGAGCAGCACTGTTACCGATAGCAACATTATCAGAGGTTGTAGTGGCGCTGAAGAGTGCCTCTTCCCCGATCACCACGTTGCCGGAGCCAGAGGTTAAAGCCTCGCCTGCGGTGACACCGACAACGAAGTTGTTTGCGCCTGTCGTTAGTGCAGGAAGCGTAGCAATGGCGGCTAGGTTATTTGTCCCAATGACTGAGAACGCGCCCCCAGACGTGACCCAATCATAGTCCGTCCCGTTCCACGACAGCACCTCACCAGAGGCAGCGGTGCCGGTATTCAAGTGGGTGTCAACCAACGGGTTTACATTGCCCGCGTCGGTTACGTCAGCCCCAGATTCAATGCCATCCAGCTTGGTCTTGTCGCCGTCAACAAACGGCCCCTCAGCGGGGGGCTGTTGAATGTCCTCAGCGGCCGCCGTCACGTAGACAACCGCATCTCCGGAAAGACTGAGCAGAGAGCCGGTGGAGCTTTCATCCAGCACGCGCGTCAAGGTACCCGAGCTATAGGTGCCAAGGCCGATCTCCCAAGCATCCCCCTCCTCAATGACGTAGCGGACTACGTCCGCGTCGGTCACGCCAGCGGCGGAGAACGTCTGGAAGCCGTCAACCGCCGCCCCGAGGGTGATTGTCCCCGTGCCTGTGGTGGCCGTGGTCATCTTTGCGCGGTTGACGAGCGTTACCATGGGCAGTCCTTACGCGATACGGATGATGGCGTTTGATGCGTCCGCCGTCGGGAACACGATCTGAAAATCGCCAGCGGTGGATGCCTTGTCGGCCCCAAAATCCAGCACGACGACCGTTGGGTTGCCTGCCGTGGTGGTGTTGTAGATCAACGCGCCCCGGGCCGTAATCGTGGCCGAGGTGAACGTCAGGTCCGCAAAATCCGTCAGCGCAGTCGTGCCCGACGTGGTCGGGGTAACGTTGGTCAGCGTGCCGCCGCCAGCAGAATACGACCCCGAGGCACCAACTTCGTTGGTCGCCGTATAGGCCGTAGTGGCCGCCGTGAAGGAAGCCGAGTCCGTATAAAGCGCCAGCTTGAACGTGTGCCCGGTGCTTGCGGTGAAGTCGTGCTTGGCCTGCAGCAGCTCTTGCTTGAAGGACGTGCACATGAAGTTGCCGGTAAAGGCCATGTCAGAGTCTCCTTATGAGTTCGGCGAGCTCAGGGTGCCCGGCCTCTACCAGTGCATTATACACTGTTGTCCTATCGCTGTGAACCGCCTGTTGGAGGTACACCTCTACCAGCCCCTGCACGCGCGCTCGGAACGCCAAAGCCTGATCTCGGATTGCCGGAGGCGCAGTATCCGCCACCGACACAATCTTCTCTACGCACTGTTCGGCAAGCTCGGCCGCAGTGAACCCGCGATTGGTGGTGGTGCGGACACCGACCTGAAAATCCGACGGCATCTGAGCCAAAAAAGTCATGTTGCAAGCACCTTGTTTCGATAAGCGTCCCCGGCCGACCGCGTGCCGATAACGTCGAGCGCCTCAAGCGCATCTTGATACGTGCGCTCATACGCCTGCATGAGGTCCGGATCACCCTTCAAGAAGCGATAGGCCTCAACTAGGGTGCCGTAGAGCAGTACGGTCTCTGCATTGTCGCCCAACCACGACGTCCCCGTATCCACGATAGACGGCGGGTCGAAGTAATAGTGCAGCTCCGCTTGGTACTCTGCGCTGGGAGAGGGGGCGATGATGAAGTGTCCGTTTGACCCTCCGCTCGAGTAGTCCCCATCAAACTGTGCATAGTACCGAGGAGTTCCGGTATCTGTGGGGTTCGGGTACGCCTCGCGCAAGAAGTTGACGTCCTTGTTCACGAGGTACGTGTAAACCCCAGCGGCATTGATCACCGCTAGGGAAAACACAGACAGCATGTCCGATGGACGCGACAGGTAGACGCTACCCGACGCCAGCGAGGTCGTCGAGTTCTTGCGGAGTTCGGGGATCATGACGCGGCGAAAGATGCGCTCTTCTGCCTGCCGTATGAATGTGTCGATCTGCGAGACAAACGTGGTCTCGGTGCTCTCCACATAATCCTCTACTGCCTGTACCAGCTCGGTGTAGTTCATGTCTTAGCCGTTCTTCGAGAACTTGCCGCCTTTGGTGGCCGCGCCCATGCCCCGGCACATGCCGCCGCCAGCCATGCGCTTCTCTTTGCGCTCGGTAGCGGAGGACTCTTTGCCCTCGTGCTTTTTCATGGCCGCCTTGGACTTGTACTTTTCCTTGCCGCCATATTCGGAGACCTTGCCACCGGCTTTGTAGCCCTTGGCTGCCTGATCCAGCGCGCTCTGCGCTTCAAAATCAGATCGGGTAGTTGGTCGGATGGACTTCTTGGGTGCTGCCGAGGGCCGCGCCTTCGGACGGGGGGATTTTTTCATCATGAGTTGTCCTCAGTGTTGACGGTTACGGTTCCAACAGAGCCTACCATAGACTGCGCTGGGTTGCCTACAGGGTTCCACCCCCACAGGGCCCGGCTCGCCTGCATGGAGGTATCGGGGCGGGGATTGACCAGCGACTGCGGATCAAAAATTTTAGCCCGGCCCAGAAAGTTCTGGGGGTGATCCGGATCGACCACATCCTTACCGACACGCATGCCGGTCTTCTTGCCGTTCTTGTACTCCCAGACAAGCTCGTTCAGCGGGTAACGAAACCCTGTCTTGTCGCAGTAGCCGAAGGCGTATTTACCGGCCGCGCGAGACATCAGATGTACCCCACATACGGCACAAAGCGGACAGATGCCCGGTCCTCGTCCTCTCCAGCGGCCAGACCAAACTGCTCGTCGTAGTCCGCCTTCAGTTGCGGCACCCGGGACGCCGCTTCAGGCTTCTTCATCGCGATCTGGTAAGACAGCCCGGCCACGAGTGCCGGTATGAAGCGGGGAGGTACGGCGGCCGTAGTGCCCACCCCCGATGCAAGCCCGTCGATGCCCTTGAGCCGGTAGTAGAAGAGAGTGTACGGGGTCGTGGTATCCGGAGTAGGCCACAAGGTGACAACCACGTCACTCACATTGCGCGCCACGTAGATTTGGGTGGGGCGGCCAACGGTATTCTTATTGGTCTGCTGCGCGTAGGTGGATACGCTGATACGTTCGAGCGCGGTGTCTACCTGAGACGTCCCGCTTCCCGTGCGCAGCTGGTGCTCGATGAGATCAATAGTGTCTGAGGGCATCGTGTACGTGGTCGTGCCTGCGGTAAGCGCCAGCGTCCCCGATTCGATGGTGAACAGGTTGAGGCCCCGGTTCTGCCACTCTAGGGCCAGCAGGTTCAAGCTGCGCCGTGCAGTCCGCAGGTCATACCCGGAACGCATCTCGAGGCCTGCGCGCTCGTAGGCCTCTTCAAACAACTCTGGTAGGTCTGGGACGACAACGGCCATGGCTTACTTCCTGAACTTCGCGGTCTTGGCCGCAATCTTCTTCGGTTGCGGGACAAACTGCTTGCCTTTAGCGGTGCCCTCGCGCTTCGCGCGGGTGGTGGCCGCATATTCCGACTTGGTAAGGGACTCCCGGGCCTTCTTAGGCAGGTACCGCTCTCCCGTCTTACCTGACGGCTTACCACTCTTGGTGCCCCAGTCTTCTTTGGTCCACTTCGACATAGATTTTTGGGCCGACGATTTCTCCCCAGTATACCCCCCGCCGCCGTCGCGGTAGAGCTTACCGGCAAGCTGCATGGCGCGGGCGGAATGCTTTCCACCCATTTTAGCCTTGGCTTGCGCCTTAGACTTTTCCCACAGCTTTTCGTTCGTTCGGCCCATAAGTCACTTTGCCTTCTTGGCGCGTTTTTTCTTCGCCACGCCCTTGA